AAATGCACTTTGCATTGTTCATTACTTGCACTTTCTCTTCTGTTTTTTAAAAAAGAAGTTGACATTCATATTAATAAGTAGTATATTAAAAAAATAGTTAGCCGGTCCGCTACAGTTGGAGAGGTAGGCTGGTCTCCAAAACCAGTGCTTAGGCTTAGTGGGTTCGAATCCCTCGACCGGTGCCATTTCTATGTGTAAATATAGTATGGACTACAATAAAGTAAAAACTTCATTTGTTTATCAATACAACCATGCAATATTTTTTCAAATAATCAAAGATCAAGACTTTGATAAATCTGTGACAAATATTGTTGAATGGCAAATTTCATATTTGAAATCTATAGGGTTTCTTGTTACTCCAGTGTTAGATTTAAAAGATGCACTTACAAAATGTAAAGCCCACGGAGTAAAGTGCTTTGCTTATGTGAAATTAGATTATTTAGTTGACTGGTTCAATAGTGATTTGATAAGAATCATAAAAGATACTGCAAAAGACGGAACTATAAGAGGTAATGAAAATTTTTTTTGTTGTACTCCTACTGAAAAAATTTATAAAGATTTAATATTTGAAGAAGATTTAGAACATGAACAGTTAACCAAAGACAAAATTTATAATTTAATTAGACACCAGCGCAATTTAATACCTAATTTCCACACAGACAAATTGATTGAAATAATAAACAAGTCCAATGCATCAACGGTATGTATTCCTTGGGAAGAGACAAGGACAAAATATATGCTTGAAAAAATAAAATTAAAAAAGCGTAAGATAGAAATTTATTCTGATAGACCAATTCCTCACCAGGATAATAAGTCTATTATAACAAATAGTAATTGGAATATTTTTGAAAATATAGATGTTGTAAAAAAATATTTTTCCGATAACACTCAAAATTGCTATTTTGATTTTGGATCACAATTTATGCAACTTGACAAATGTCATTTGTATAATACCGAAGAGCGTGTTCAAAAAATTTTAAATATATATGAAACGGTTATATCAAAAAATAAACTTAATCTTTGTAGCGGGTTTTTTCCATGGGGCATACAATACAAACTAATGCAACCTGCACACAAAGAATGGTTATATTACCCTTGGAATTTAAAACGATTTTAGAAAAAAACTTTTATATTATATTTCTTAGCAAATTCTACACCATCTTCTACATCATTTACTATAGGTTTGCCTTTAATGTTCAGGCTTGTATTAAGAATCATCGGACATCCTGTTTCTTCATACCAACGTTCTAACAATCTTCTAATTCCACTATCATCTTTTTGTACCACTTGGACTCTGGATGTACCGTCGAAGTGTGTGATGGCAGGATACAAGTTTGGATTTTTGCAACGGGAGGTAAACTGCATATAACTATTGGCAGATCCTTCGAAATTTTTATCGTAGTGTTCGCTGAGCACTGCGGGAGCAAATGGGCGGAAGGTCTGTCGTTTTTTAATGGCATTGACTCTGTTTTTGATATCTTTGCCACGAGGGTCAGCAAGCAGACTCCTGTTACCAAAAGCCCTAGGGCCAAACTCCGCCCTACCATTTGCAACACCCACGATTCCTGTTTTCTTAAGTTCGCTGATTGCTTCTTCAACCGGGTACTCTCCTTTTATTTCATATCCTAAATATGCATTTTTGAATTCCATATGTGTTTTTTTGTGTGCAAGAACTGCACCAATAGCACTTCCACTGTCTCCAGGGTTTGGCATAATCCATGCTTTGTCAAAGTATTTTAACAGAATATGATTCGCAGAACAATTCAAAGCACATCCTCCCATGAACACAATATTTTTACTTTTTGTGTTTTTACTACACCATTCAACTATGTTTTCAAGTACAGTTTCATAGACCCATTGTGTACCTGCCGCAATATTAAAGTTGTGATCATCGTTAAGTTCACTTCGCCAGGTTCGACAACCTCTGTGTAAATTTTTTTTAAATTTGATTGGCAATTTTATACTTTCGAAAAAATCATGCATAATCTGATGCCTGTAGTATCTACTGTCGCCATATGCTGCCATACCCATAAGAATATATTCATCTTCGTTTGGTTTAAGTCCTATACGTTGTGTCATAGCACTGTACCATAAGCCAATAGAATGAGGATAGTTTTGCGAATATATTTTTTTTAAATTATCGCCTTGGCCTTGCCAAACTGTTAAAGTTTCAAACTCACCTATACTGTCAATACATAGAACTACAGCATCATCGAATTGACTTGTGTAATATCCTCCTGCTACATGACTCAAATGGTGATCTATAGTCTTAACAGGAGCATCTATATTCCACTGTTGCAAATACTTTTTTATATTATTTTCAGCAAGGGTTATTCCCTGACCAGCACGAAACTGGCGCCATGTTTTCTTTAGGGGTTTTTCGTACCAAACTACTTGATCAGGTTCTCCCCATTGACGTGCATAGTCAACAAGTTTTTGATTAAGATCTGCATCGTTTTTTACACCGCTGAATCTTTCTGCTTGGCTTGCAAATTCTATGCCCTGCTTAGAAAATACCGCGAGAGAAGCATCGTGGCTATTACCGCTTATACCCCAAGTAATCATTTGTAGATAAAAGGATCCTGTTTTTTAAGTTCTTTGATATGTTTTCTTTTCCTATACCAATCTATAATAGATGTAAAGGGCCAAAATAATATGTCCAAAATTTGTTTCATACTGTATTTAATAACCAAAAAGGTTGACAAACTCCTATTGTGACTGTATTATGTAAATATAATTTAAAGTGAGAGGCACAAAATGAGAACACAACCGCAAAATATTATTGCTAAACTTGAAGCAGATAATTCACGTTTGGGCAAAGAAGCAATTTTAAAACAAGCACAAGAAGAAGGACTTCCAGAGTTCTTTGAAGGTCTTATAATGGCACTTGATCCACTTGTCACTTTTGGTGTAAAACAAGTACCAGTAAAAGACGAAGTTATATCTGCACAAGGTTGCGAATGGAAAATTTTTAAAGAACTTGCAAACAAACTTATTGCAAGAGAACTTACAGGACATGCGGCACGAGATGCTATTAATCTTGTAATGAGTTCAGCAACAGCAGAACAATGGAACGGTTGGTACCGTAGAATTCTTATTAAAGATTTACGTTGTGGTGTAAGTGAAAAAACAGTTAATAAAGTAGCACCAGGGACTGTGCCTGTGTTTACATGTCCACTTGCACATGATAGTGCAAACCATGAAAAGAAAATGGTAGGCAAAAAACAAATTGAAATTAAACTAGATGGTGTAAGAGTAATCACTATTATCAGAGGTGATAAAGTAGAAATGTTTAGCCGTAATGGTAAACAGTTTCATAACTTTGGTCACATCATTTCAGAGATTGAAGAAGTTATTAAACAAAAGCCTGCACCTTATGATCTTGTATTAGACGGAGAAGTAATGAGTGCTAACTTCCAAGACCTTATGAAACAGGTGCATCGTAAAGACGGCAAGCAATCAGATGACGCAGTACTACACTTGTTTGACATGTGTCCACTTGCAGACTTTCAAAAAGGTATTTGGGACAAAACCCAATCGTTTAGAAGTCAAGCAGTTAAGGCTTGGGCAGAGCAGAATGAAAGCGTTTTAAAGCACGTACAAGCACTTGAATGGGAAGAGGTAGACCTTAGTACTCCTGAAGGTCAAGAACGCTTTGTAGAGCTTAATAAAGCGGCTGTAGACGGTGGTTACGAAGGAGTTATGATTAAGGACGTTGATGCTCCTTATGAATGTAAACGTACTCATGCATGGCTTAAAGCAAAGCCGTTCATTGAGGTAACATTAGAGGTAAAGGATGTCGAAGAAGGAACAGGACGAAATCTGGGTCGACTTGGTGCATTTGTTTGTGAAGGAATTGATGACGGAAAGAAAATTAATGTTAATGTCGGTAGTGGCTTCAGTGATGCTAATCGTGACGACTTTTGGAATAGTCGCATTAATATCAAAGGTCAACTTGTAGAAGTAAGAGCTGATGCTATTACACAAAACCAAGACGGAACATACAGTTTGAGATTCCCACGTTTTAAAACATTTCGTGGGTTTGAAGCAGGAGAAAAAATGTAATGAGTAAGCAATTAGAATCAAGAATTGAAAAATTAGAACTAAAAATAGACAAATTACAGTTGACACTAGAAGCATTAGATGCTAAGTTAAGTAAACATATAGGGTTCATCGATGATACCTATGAAGGATTGAAAAATCCAATTAATGCGGCGAAGAAATTTTTAGGACGGAGATAATGGATGAATAAGAAAATAGATACAAGAAGAGATGCTTGGGACAGAGATTACATGCCAGCAGATTATTATAAAGAGATTGAAGAAGCATGTAAGATTGAGCCAAAGAAAGATTACACAATATGGTTTTTTGCTTTCTTTTTTATATCAGTTTTAGTATTAGTAGGTAGCATACAATGAAATTATTTAAGAGAAATGATACAAGGCCACATTGGGAAGTAATGGCTGATGATGGTATGAATAAGTTTTTAAAGTTTTGTATAACTTGTGTATTTTTATACTTTGGTTATCATACAGTAATCGCACTAATTGAAAGGTTTGTAGGATGAGAAGTTTTGTTTATGATTGTTGGAATCACATTATGAATGCAGAAGTAAATCCTCTTAGGAATATTCCCGATTTGCAAGTTAGGCATATGATTATGCAGATTCTTGCATTTATGTGGTCTTCTGTATTTGCACTTTTAATTGCAGATAGTATTATGGCATTCGGCATTAGTGCTATCGCCCACGTTTTATTAGTTGCCGCAGTAGTAGTTACTGTAGGTACATTCAAAGTAGCAGAGCATAAGCCTACCTTTTTCCAATGGAGGCGAGACGGCTATCATTCACATGGTAGAGGCCGTGTTTATACCATTTACAGAGATAAAAATGGTAATGCAATTAAGGTTCCTTTAGATCCTAACGATCCTGGCGGCGAACACGAATAATTCAAAAAGTTCTTGACTTTTACACTTTCACATATATACTTTATATTTTAGTAGGAGAATAAAATGGCATTTACTGCACTTAAAGGTGTGAAGACCAAACGTAAACAACCTAGAGCCGCCGCACGTATTAAACGGGGAGCCAAACTTACTGAACCTAGTTGGGAAGGTTGGGAAGAAATGACAGGCGAGCAATTCCATAGAGCTAAAGACGCCGCAAGAGCTTGGTACTATGAAAACTTTAAGCCGCAGGATTTATATCCAAGTGTTTGGGAATGGATGAAAGAACAAGATTATTCTAAAGAAGAAATTAAAAATGCAAAATCTGCACCTGCATATGTTTTAAGTATTACAGCCGCTATTGTAGCAAAAATGCTTCTGCGTGGTATGCCTGCTTACAATGAAAAACATGCACAATATTGGGAAAGCCTAGCAGGCACTATGGGCGAACTTGCTCCTTCTACACAATTCCTAAAAAAGAAGATTGATGATGCTATCAAAGAAGGCAGTAATGTTGTAAAAGAAAAGAAGGAAGAAGAGAAAGAAAAGAAAAAGGTATATGTTCCAAGTATCCAAGAACGCATCAGTGAGCAATCTAAGAAAGCTGCAGAAAAAATTGATGATTGGTTAGATGGTCATTATAAGGACGATGTAAAATTTAATCCAAAAGGGTTTGATGTAAAAAAGCATTTTAATGAATACAAAGTTACACAAGCACATGCAAGAAAAATAAAGGATTTTTATCAAGACGAACTTGCTGAGTACAGAGATGTGTTGAATATTCCTACTGCTGGCCAGCTGAAAAAGATGGACGAAAAGGAAGCAGATCTTTGGGAGCAACTCAGAGAAGGTTATAGTTTCGCAACTAAGCCTTACATTAAAGAAATTATTTCTGCACTTGAAATAGTAATGGATGCTTGTGATTTTGTTATTGAACAATCCAAAGTAAACCGGAAAGCACGTAAGCCAAAGCCTAAAAGTGCCGACAAGCTGGTTGCAAAATTAAAATATAAAAAACAAGACGACAAATTTAATATATTAAGTTTCAATGCTACAGATATTGTAGGAGCAAATGAAGTATGGGTGTTTAATTGTAAGACTCGCAAACTTGGAAAATACATTGCTAAAAACATTGACCCTTTAGGGGCAGGTAGAGAAGGTACTGGTTTAAGTGTCAAAGGCACTACAATTACTCAATACAACGAAGCCGAAAGTGTTCAAAAGACTCTAAGGAAACCTGAAGAACAACTTAAAGATTTCAAAAATGCTGGCAAAGTTAAACTACGCACATTCCTTGAAGAAATTAAAACTACAGACACAAAACTTAATGGCAGAATAAATCCTGACACAGTGCTTCTTCGTGTAAACTGATAAATATTAGTATGAGCATACAAGATATTAGATTAGGTTTGACAGCACTAAGCGAAGCCATTGACGCTTTGCAAAGCACACCTGCACCCCAAGTAGAGATCCTAGACCGCGGACTTAGTGGTAACAAAATTAACGGCGGTACAATAACTAACTTTAAAAGTGTAGGTATTGTAGATGAAGCCAATCAAGTAGCCCTTACTGTGCATAATAACGGTATAACGGTTGAGGCTATGAATGTCCAAAGTATTAACAATGATCTTAAAATTAATGGTCAACTTAATGTTGCTGGTGAAATAACTGCAACAAGATTACACGTAGATGAAATAAGTGCCGATATAAGGAACGAAAGAACTACACCGTTAGAATTCCAAGCAGAAAACGGAACATTAGGCGGCAAAGGCTTAATTTGGACTGGTAGCGATCATACAAAACAATTTGTATTCAAGCATTCTGTGGATCGCTTGTGGAGTTCTGAAGATATTGATATCGACCGAGAAAAATGTTATAGAATAGACACTATTCCTGTACTGAATCTAACATCTTTAGGGGACAGTGTAACACAAAGTAACCTACAAAGTATTGGCACATTGCAACATTTAAATGTCGATGGCCAGGTAACCATAGATAATTTTATCTATTATGATGCAAATACACAAAGACTTGGAATAGGAACTGACGAGCCTAACAGCATATTGTCAATCAAATCATTAGATCATGAATTTGCTATTGATGAAACTGAAGACAGACAGTTCAAAGTTGGTACATATACAACTACAGGTTTAAATATTGTAACAGACAATACACCAAGAATAACAATTGGTGCTAGCGGTGATATTCAATTAAAAAATAAAGTTACCGTGCAAGGTAAATTTGGAATTAATGTAAATAATTTTAGTGATGATGCTGATATGACAATAGCAGGTGCTATTAGATTCCAAAGTAAAAAGTTTGAAGTTGGCTCAGATCAACCTAGTGCAGGTAGCTATATTCAAGGTGACATAATATGGAACACAAATCCAATTCCTTCCGGTTACGTTGGCTGGATCTGCGTAAGAAGTGGCAATCCAGGAGAATGGAAGCCATTCGGGCAAATTCAAAACTAGATAATCAAATTAATATATTGAGCATGAGTGGTAGAGTATTACCAGTCTTTGCTATCATAGGTGCATCAATATTGTACTTAGTAGATATAAACACATATTTAGAAATCTTTTTTATGTGTATTGCTCTAATGTTTTTGGCAATAAGTATTACATGGTGGTGGTGGGTTATGTATACCATTAGGGATATACATAAAAATATTAATACTAGTGTAGAACAATTCGAAAACATCAGAACCGAAATTATTAAATTACGTGAAGACATTAAGAAGGTAAAGTAAGTGTTTGTTATAGGTAATGGTGAGAGTCGTTTTGGTTTAAGGATAGATACACTACCAGAGAAAAAAATTGGATGCAACGCAATAGTAAGAGATTACTTTGTTGATCATCTTGTTTGTGTTGATAGACGAATGGTTGATGAAGCACAAAATTATAGTGATAATTTTTTATATATCTACACAAGAAAAGATTGGCTTACTGGTAGATCGCACATTAAAAATTTACTCAATGTTCCTGAACTTCCTTATAAAGGAACTACAAGACCTGACGAAGCGTTTCATTGGGGTAGTGGACCATATGCTGTTTTACTAGGGGCACAATTAGATAAAAATGTAAAAATGATAGGATTTGACTTACATAGTAAAGACTATAAAGTAAACAATATTTACAAAGATACAGAAAATTATGATCCTAGTAATAAAAGCCCTGTAGATCCTAGATATTGGATACATCAAATAGGAAAAGTATTTGAATGTTTTCCCAATCATAATTTCACGATTTACTGTAATCAAGATTGGAAATGTCCAAAAGAGTGGATTTTTTCAAATGTTTCACTTGACAACATGGATTTATTGTATTATAATAAGTAGTATTATCAACAAGGACTTGGCGTCATCCCTTCTAATTCTGCCGCCATTATTATATAGGAGATAACAATGGCATATTATAGCACAAAAACATACGGACACAACATAGGATTGTCAGCAGTGTTTAGACAACCTAATGCAGATCATTCACACTGTCATCTGCTTCATGGATACAGTTTACAATTTAAATTTACATTTGGATGTTCAGATCTAGACAACAAAAACTGGGCAGTTGACTTTGGTGGACTTAAACCTTTGAAGGCTTGGTTAGAAGATTCATTTGATCATAAAACTTGTATAGATATTAACGATCCACACAAACAAGACTTTTATGATCTACAAGACAAAGACTTATGTGAAGTAAGAGAGTTTGAAGGTGTAGGCGCAGAAAAGTTTGCAGAACATGCATGGCGCTTTGCTGATAAACTAATAAAAGAAAAGACTGACGGTCGCTGTTGGTGTGAAGCAGTAGAATGTGCAGAGCATGGTGCAAACAGTGCAATCTATACACCCTTTCAGGTACAGAAGATGTCGTTTGTAGATGGCTAAAATTGATAAATCTAATCTTACAAAAGAAGAATTTAGAAAACTACGCGAAGAAAAACGTTTGCGTAAGCAACAACGTATTATTGAAAAAACGTATGAAGAAAACCTAAAAAATTATTCTGACGGATTATCTAAAAATGTTATCTGTCTTAAACATGGACAAAAATACAATGCAGACTATGTTAACAAATTATATAACATGGTTAGCAGAAATATTACAGTGCCATTCAAAATGCATTGTATTACAGAAGATAGAGATGGTATAAATCCTAATGTTAATATCATTCCCTTACCAAAAATACCGCAAGATCAAAATGTTAATGGATGGTGGTACAAGCCCTATATCTATTCTAAAGATTTACCAGTTGAAGGGACAATACTTTATTTAGATCTTGATCTTGTCATATGTAAAAATATAGATTTACTATTTGATTTTTACCCTGGCAAATTTTGTGTGTTGAGAGATTTTACTAGATCTATGAGACCAGGATGGCAAAAATATAATTCAAGTGTGATACGATTTGAAAAAGGTCAATTGGATTTTGTTTGGCAAGAATTTATTGCAAATCCTAAAGCTGTTATACGTAGACACTTTGGTGATCAAGATTGGTTATGGGAAAAAGCAAATGGAATGGGTCAATACTTTCCTGACAAATGGATACAAAGTTGGAAATGGGAAGTTCGCAAAGATAAAACATGGAAGCCGGGCGGTACAAAAGGAAATAGAACTTTTAAAACAATAGAAAAGGTTGTACCTAGCAATGAAACATTAATTGTCGTATTTCATGGTGATCCTAATCCTCATAACTGTTTGGACCCATATATAGTTGACAATTGGTGTTAAAGGTAATACAATATAATATGGACTTAAAATTTACAACAGCTAGCGACTTTTTGAAATCACAGCAACAACGTATAGGTTTCGCATGTAAGTACATGCACCCAGATCAAACGCAAAAAAAGAAACTGCTAGAAGAAATTCAACGCCCACTAAATACTCGTAGCACAACAGTACAATGGCTTAACAGGCAAACTGTAGATGTTGCTGAAGAACGCTTGTGGGATATCATGGTCCATAACATTGCGTCATACAAAAGGTTGATTGAATATGTGGGAAGTCTTAATCCAGAGCTTCGTATGGTCCGATTGGGTAGCGATGTGCTTCCTGTTTATACCGAGCCTACTTGGAGTTATTACTGGCGCAAGTCTGATGTACGTGATTACGCCGCTAGAGAATTCGCAAAAGTTGGTGAAACGGCAAGAGCTCTTGATGTCAGATTATCAATGCACCCAGGCCAATTTACTGTACTTGCAAGCGACAACCCCGAAATTGTTGAAAGGAGCATAGAAGAGTTTGAATATCACACCGATGTCATCAGGTGGATGGGATACGGACGCACATTCCAAGACTTTAAGTGCAATGTACACATCTCAGGCCGCCAAGGTCCAACCGGTATTAAACACGCGGTTGACACAAGATTATCTCAAGAAGCGAGAAATACTATTACGATCGAGAACGATGAAAACAAATGGGGTATCGACGCAAGCCTTGAACTTGTCGACACCTGCGCATTGGTTCTTGACATACACCATCACTGGTGCCGTGAAGGTGAATACATACAACCATCCGACGATAGATTTTTACGCATAGTAGACAGCTGGCGTGGTATACGTCCTGTGATTCATTATTCAGTATCACGCGAGGACTTACTTGTAGACTTTGATATTAACAAAAAACCCACTATGGATTTGTTATTATCAGAGGGTTACAAGAAAGCAAAACTGAGAGCTCATTCTGATATGATGTGGAATCATGCTGTAAATAGTTGGGCGTTAGAGTTTTGGCCATATGCTGATATAATGGTAGAATCAAAATTTAAAAACTTAGCAAGTATAGATTTGTATAAATACGCTGTAGGAGAATATAATGAAAACAACCGGTACGAAAAAGAACTTACAGCTTGATAAGATTACTGGAATACGCCATGATTTAGGGCAAAAAATGACATATGTACCAGTAGTCAAAGAAAAAAAGTTTCCATATAAAACTAAGTCAATGAAAACTACGGAAAATACGAGGCAAGGAAACTTGAAGTATTAATGAAATTTAAAGAGTTCCAACGCTGTCCAAGAACTAAAGCATCACAGTGTCAATGTGAAGCATTGTCTATTACAGAAGCAGAATCTGAAAATGTTATAGCACAGTGCCAATTAGAACATTCAGATACTGTAAAAGGTAATATAGTAATGATGCAGAAATCATCTGGTGGACCTACTGTAATTAAAGGTACAATTACAGGATTAGAACCTGGAAAACACGGATTTCATGTGCATGAGTTTGGAGATTTAAGCAAGGGATGCGAAAGCGCAGGAGCTCATTATAATCCTGATGGAATAGATCATGGAGATATAACAAAAGGACATATCGGCGATCTTGGTAATATTACCGCTGACGAAAGCGGTACAGCTGATGTTAAAATTGTTGCAAAACGCATAGATTTGATAGGTGACCGCAGTATTGTAGGTAGAAGTTTAGTTGTCCATAGTGATATTGACGATTTAGGCAAAGGCGGTGACGAAGAAAGTTTAAAAACAGGAAATGCAGGTGATAGATTAGCTTGTGGAATAATTGTTTTAAGAGGAGATGACAATGATTAAAAAATGGATAAATGCACGAATGAAGGAAAGAACTTCTTTGGACGGTGCAGTTCTAATTTTATTAGGACTACTTGTATTGTTCCTTTCACCATTGGCAAAGATAGCAGCAGGTATTGCTATTGCTTATGGCGCTTGGACTATTTACAAAAAAGACTAAATCTTACTAATATCTAAATTACTACTTGCGGGCATATCCCATATTTGCTTACGGGTTATGCCCATTTTTTGTGCAAATCTTTTGCTATCGCAACTTCCGCATACATGAAAATAGTTGTTGCTTATTCTATTAGGATCCATTGATCCTCTTGTTCTAGTAAAATCACTTCCGCAACTGTCACATCTTAATTCTACCATAGTAATTGTACGCCAATATTCATGAGGTTTTCCTAGTTTACTGTGTCTTTCGTGCCGCTTTGATACTGTAAATTCTTTTATAAACATACATATATTTACATTAAGATTATAAAAATGTTCGATAAATAACACTAACAGGAGTCAAAGATGTCAGTTTGTACGCTTACAGAATCAGCAAAAAATAAAATTAACACACTTTGTGAAGAAAAATCAGCTTATGCTGTGTCTTTAAACATGAAGGGCGGCGGTTGCGCTGGGTTTGAATATACTTGGGATTTCGCACAACAGGCGGATATACAAAAAGGCGATGAAGTAATAGATACTGGCAACGGACGCTTAGTTATAGGAGCGCCTAGCATAATGTTTTTAGTTGGTACAGAAATAGACTATGTAAGTCAGATATTTGGTTCTAACTTTGAAATTCGCAACCCTAATGCAAAAAGCTCTTGTGGTTGTGGTGTTAGTGTAAATTTTGACTTTGACAAGTTAGCAGAACCTGCATAATTGGAGCAATAGATGGCAAAACAAGACGTAAATATTGGTGTAGAAGGTAACGACGGCACAGGCGATAGTATTAGAGAGTCGTTTCGTAAGGTAAATGAAAACTTTACAGAACTATATGCTGTTTTCGGTGTAGGTGGACAAATTAATTTCACAACACTGAGTGACACACCAGACACACTGACACCTAACACAATAGCACTAGTAAATGACGCAGGAACACAAGTGCAACTAGCAGAACTTGCATCTAACAGTGCCTTGGGTCTAGGTGCTTCAGATACTATTACTTTTAGTTATAGTGTGCCAGGTAAACTAATAATTTCTAGTGCATTTACAGAAGTTGCAGATGATTCTGATCCAACTCTAAACGGACCTCTTTATGCATCTGGATTTGGAATTGCAGGTGTAGGAATCAGTGAAGAAGCAGCTAATGCAGTAAACACTAGACACTTCTCAGATGGTGTATCAGGAATTACTGTAGACGACTTAGTAATTACTAAAGGATATGCAGATCAAAGATATATAACCTCAGGATTGCCATTACGTATTGCAGATGAACCTACAGGTAAATTACACTATACTTTTACAATTAATTCTTATGTAAACAATGATATTGAAATAACAAGTCATTATAATTCTGCGCAAGTTTTACAAACCGGCGGACATGGATTAGATAGTGGTTCAAACGGAACGCCATTCGTATTTACAGCAGAAGATACAGATCCTACAGGTTTAGTATCAGGTACAACCTATTATATTAGAGTAACTTCTCCAACAAGACTTTCATTATTTACTGAAGCAAATAAGGCATTTGCCAGTGGAGACAGTGAAAGTGCAGCTGACGACAACAAGATACTTGTATCAGGAACCATTGCCGCAGATGATTCGCATACTATCACTGATGCGGCTCTAAACAATAACCTTAGCGGAAACTTTCTAGAAGAAGTAGGACTTCCTAGAAAGAGTATTGTAAGACGTCAAGGTGATACAATGACCGGGGAACTTTATCTTTCTGATCATCCTGGAGAGCTTGCAGGACAGGGTGCACCTAATGGTCCTGAAGACTTACAGGCCGCAACAAAATTTTACGTTGATAACACTGCATACAGTTCACCAGAAGTTCTTTTTGTAAGCACTAAGGGTGATGATACTATGGCTGGTGTACCTCCAGGACGCGAAGGCACATCTAATGTGTATGCCTTTAAAACAATTAATGCCGCTGCACAGCGAGCAGATATCTTAGTTAGAAGTGCTGCCAGTGAGCCAGGTAACTATATGCAAACGCTTACACATACAAACTTTCAGAAAGATAGTTCTGTTATGTTTGCAGATGTTGATGCTCCTCAATTCGAACAAGCAAGATACTTAATAGATCAAAATAGACAATTTGTACAAAAAGAAGTAATTAACTATATTAACTTTGCTTTTCCTAATTTTTCTTATAACCAAGAAATATGCGAAAGAGACACCGGTTTAATTCTAGATGCCATTGCTCTTGATATTAATAGAGGATTGAATGCTAATTATCTCACTAGACAAGCAGGAGAAAGATATTTTGCAAGTGTTAGTGGAAGAATTGCAGTTACAACTCAGCTAACTGAAACTAAAGCAGGAGTTGCGAGAGCCAGAGATATTGTAGAATCAGCTTTGGCAAATGATTTGTTAAATCAAAAAAATATCATTAATAATGGTATAACAAGAGCCAACCCTGGCGTAGTTACTACAAGCACAGATCACGGATTAGCAAATAAAAATATTGTGTTATTTAAAAACATAGGCGGAATGACACAAATTGAAGGACAAAAACTTTATGTTAAAGTAACTGGTAACACTACCTTTGAATTATTTACTGATTCACAATTAACTGCACCTTATGACACTTCGGGATTCAATGCACACACTAGTGGTGGTATAATTGGATTGCGTTATCAAATTGACGAAGATCAATTCTTTGACGATGGACAAAAAATTATTTCTAGTATAACCCTTAATAATCCTATTAGAGTAGTTACAACGACTGATCACAACCTAGTTAATAGCGATGTTGTACAATTTGCAAGCGTAGGTGGTACTGTTGAGCTAAATGTC